AGTAGCAACACCACCAGCAGTAGCAAACGCATTAACAACAGAATTATTAGACTCAACCTTAAGCCTTTCACGCTGAGTATCTATATTGTGGTGAAAGGTGTTTAAAACATCGGCGTTGTCTGCCTCGGCGTTCTCTTGAATATCTTCTTTATTAACAATCGATTTAACTATACTAGTAACGTTCCCACCCAGATTTTTCAATCCACCCACAGCCACGTTAAGTAATTCTTCATCATTTTTTGCCGCAAAATCGATTTCTGCTATCTTCGCCTTGGCCCCCTCCTTCACCAAAGATAAATTTTTTGTTTCTAATTCAGTTATTTCATCTTTTAATTCCTTTATTTCTTCTTCGTAATCGGACTTTTCCTTCTTTGTAATTGTTGTTGACGTGTTTAATATTATAGCATTTAAAGTCGCAATCCGAGCCTTATTCCTAAGTATTAGGTTCTCGTTTTTTTCCCACCTTTGTGTTATACCCGCCTTCTCTGCGTCAAATACTTCTTTCATTTTTTTTCCTTTTTTCCTCTTAATATGAAACAATCCACAAGTTAAAACAAGAAAACCAGCCCCTGCCCACACATGTTTAGAAATTTCTACATTTTCTTGTCTGAGCGCTTGCCGTTCATTCAGATTTATGCGAACAATATCCGCCTCCGCATCTCTTAATTCGTTTATGCACTGTTGTTTTGCTTGCTTCTTCTGATCAACAAATTTACACACCCAGCGATTGTCGTCCGCCCCGCATACCTTTTTAACCTCCTCTTCACAATATGCTTCTCTTTCCGCTCGCTTCTCTTGTGCCTGTTGAAATGGGCTCCCCACGTTCGCCGCCCCCCCCACTCCCATTATCATTGTCGCTAATAATATCCACGCCAGCGGCCCCATTCCGCCTTTCTGTTTTTTTTTTCTTAGTTTTTTTGTTTGTCTACGATTTGCTGAGCCACCGCGTGAAACTTGTCCAATATTGCCCACGGCCAAATTCCATCCTAAAATAATAATAAAAAATACACTAAACACATTTAATACCAATTCTTCTTCTTTTGATAGGGAAATTCCATTCAAAGAATAAAAATATTCCATTTTAATTTCAAATGATTTGCTGGATTTGCTGATAGGAATAAACAACACAACGCCCTTTTCTATGAATCCCAAATTCATTTCCATTGCTTCAATTCCTTCTTTTTTTAATTTATTCAACAAATCTGAATTGGACCCACTAGATTTAATATTTTTAAAATTTTCACTTTCTATTGTACTACGCAATTTTTTTAAAATTCCCTCGATTGGATAAAGTTTTTTCATTTTTTCATTTTCAATTATATTCTGTAGAATATTAAAAATCATGTTGACTTGATTTTCAGTATAATCAACGTCATTACTATCATTATCGTAAATGCGATCTTCTTCGCCGAGTTCAATAACATCGTCATCTTCTCCCAGGCCTCCGAAAAAGCTTCTTCTATTGGCTCGTCTAGATTTTGTAATTGAACCTTTCAATCTTTGTAAGAGACGCATGGAAGATGTTTTCATATTCTTGGTATTTGATTGGCTAGATCGTGCGGCACTTTTGACATTTCTGTAAACTTTTCTAGTTTTTCTCATATACAATATAAGCATAAAATAATTTTTACCATGACAGTTCTTTCAGAATTTCTTCATACCAATCAGATTTTTTCCACTTATTTTGTCCGCAGGCTATTCCAAGTTTTTCCGCCATTGCCAATAAATCTTCCATTTTATAATGAGAAGCCGCTTTCAATGGTTTTTCTGGACTATTTCCTAAATGTATTTTTGAATTGCGAATATCTTTGATTTCGCTTTCATCCAATTCAGTCGTATCCACCGAAATGTGGCCCGAATCGTCTCTATGAAATAAATAAGTATGTTCCGCGCCCTTTACGCAAAATTCCAAATACGTCTTTTTGTAACAAACCATCGCGCTACATTTATAATACACACACATTACCAAAAATGCGGACCATGATGTTTTTGTATCCATCATTAGTTCAGACATAATCTCTTTCATTTTTACTGCAGTAATTTTGAAAGAGGACTTAATGGAATCCGGATTCTTCTTCATAAAATCAATCATCTTATGTTTTTCTTCAATTTCCACGTTTTTATAACGATTACCAATCATATTGTATTCGGCTTCCCCTTTGCCAATAACATACGCGCACCAAAAGAGCTTATCCGTTTTCGTAGGCGCAAAGATTTGTTTCTTAGACTGCACGACGGGGATCAACTGGACAAAAGATTCTTTTTCCTCATTCTCAGAAACAACGGTTTTAATTTTATCCACGGTAAGCATCCATGGCTCTAATTCATTCAAACAATCATCAAATTTATTATGCGGGTAAAAAATTTGATTTAAATAAGACGTGACTGAAATATTTGTGTTCATCCGTTACTACAGTAATATGCAGGTATATCTTTATCTTCTTTTTCAGTAAAGAATGTATTTTTAAATTCCTCTTTTTGTAGCTCCATAGACTGCAATGCGCTTTCTTGGTCTTTCACGTAGTTAATATATTCCACAATATCATTTAGCGAAGATTCTGGCAAAAATGATAAATTAATAAACACTCCATTCTTGTTTTCGTTCAACTTAACAGAGGGATTCTTTTTCAAAATCTTCAGAATTTCGATATGCTCTTTTGCACTTAATTTTTCTGCATATGATTTAATTTGCTCAAGTTCCATTACTGTTATTAAACTCAATTCATTTATATTATTTCAACCGTTAATATAAATGGATCGGTATTATATACAAGAAACTCAAGAAAATTGTAGAAGTTTTTCATCAAGAATTACTGTCATGAAAAAAGGTAAGGATTTGAAATCTCCAGAGGACACGACTGCGCCTAAGACGTCTGGAATCTATTTTGTGGATTGGGGGGTCCCCACTAAAATAGTTACAAAAATATGTTTTATAACGGCCATTTACGGGAATTACGAAAAGACATGTAAACCGTTTGTAAAACAAACCGTAAAAACCGACTTCATATGTTTTACGGACAATCCGGAAATGGAATTAAACGGTTGGATACTGGATGCGTGTCCTTACCATTATATGTTTTTACATCCGGTGTATGATAATATGAATCGATACGTAAACTCATTGAAAAACAATAACCATTCTTTCAATATTGCCAAATATTATAAACAGGCATTTCAAAATATACCGCGATTAAAAGAATACGATATTATTGTATGGGTGGATGGAACCATTAAGATCACGAATTCGAAAACGAGTGAGTGGATAATAGAAAAAATGAAGACGGAAAAAATAATTGGATGGAATCATGAATTTCGAGGCGGTGTTTTACAAAGAGAAGCATTGGCATCAACCGATAATCGTTATTCCTCTACATATTGGAATGAACAACATCAACCGAAACAAGATGTTATGTTTCAATACAATGAATATATCAAAAAAGGATACGACGAAAAATATTTTAAAAAAAAAGATAAAAACCCAAACAAGGGTGTGTGGATTACTTGTTTTGTTGCTTTTTTAAATAAAGATGCGGAAGTTACTCGTTTTTTAAATCAATGGTATTTACAAACATTAAAATATACAACTCAAGATCAAGTAGGATTCTCATATGTTTGTCAAAAATTAAATATTATTCCATATACATTACCCGATGATGAAATCAAAGGTGATGAACCGCATTATTTAACGGATTTTTATAATAAAATTGCTCATGGGAAATAATGCAGGGAACCTACGGTTCCCCTGCGACCCCTCCCTTTTTCTTTTGCTGTGGAGGAAATTATACTATTTAGTTTTATTCTTGGAAACCCAAGAATAAAATTACAGGACTTACCTTTCATGTTATCATGAATCTTGTACAGCTAATAATTCTTTGATCATTGGAAAAATGGGCGCTATGGCATCCGCACACGCCAGCGCCACTTCTTGATGTTCTTTTTGCGTTCCGTTCGCAGAACGTAGTTGTATATAATGGATCCAAGATCGGAGCGTCCCATTCATATACAATCTGGATACGGTCATTCCTTCGGGCAAAACACAACGTGCCTGCTCTTTGGCAATTCCGTTTTCAATAGCCCATTTATACGCCGTTTCTGCGTTTTCTGCTACGCGATCTTGGACATTTTCCCAGATCTCTTTTAATTTATAGTCGGTCGTCTCGATGCTATTTTGTCTATTTTTGAAATCTTGTAATCTGGCTTCTCTGGAAACAAAGTCCGTGTTTACAGCGGCATACCTCTGTGAGAATTCTTGGAACGAAAAAGAGCGATGTCTCAGAATTTGCCGCGCAATGTCGCGCGTGGTTTCTATCTCTAAACAAATACTGACCATTTCTAGAGGAGACCAATGCTGATTCTTAATCAAATATTTCAATAACTTTTCGTTCGTTTCTTTATTCTGTTGATTTTCTGGATTCGAAACGCGCGCACAATACGCGGCTAAATCTTGCAACGTTTCGCAACCTGTTTCTTGCACTGGTTGCGAATAACTAATTAGTTTTACGTGCATTTATATTTTTGCACATTTAAAATGCCTATTATTAACGCGCCCTTTGCAGAAAAACATAAAATTGAAGAATTTACATCAATAAATATTGACGTAAATTTACCAATCAGCAATGCCAAATCTTACGTTGGGAAACAACTATTCGTTAATGGTCGATAATATCGGTACTCCTAAAAAAATCAGGAAAGCTTTCAATGGGTATTGCAAATTTATTAAAAGAAAAAACAATAAATTGATGTTTACAAACGGCGAAACGGATTTTACCTTGTGGAAAAATCAACGTTACAGTGAAAATTATAGTTGTTATATAACTCCTGAAAAAAATAACAACTATCGTATAACTAGATACCACTTAAACTCGACAAGCGTTTACGTTTGGATAAGCATTATACCAATTGAACTAGATTATCTCAAATCGCACTCCTCTAGCATTACAACGTTGCGAAAGTTTCTCTTTCTTGTTGAATTTTACAACAAAAAAACGATTAAAAAGAATTTAAAGAGGATTCCCGCGATTGCAAAAATATTTCAAGACTATTACGTCACGCGATATATTAGCGAATTCTTGTAATGTAATTATTAATTCTTTGGTTTCCTTATTTTTACCACAGTTTCCGATATATTCTCCGTCAAATTCGCAATAACACATATACACTTATCGTTTAACTCAAAGCGAATCCCTATGACCCGAACCGTGATTTTTGTATTTTCTTTTACGGACAAGAATTTGTTGTCAATCTGATGATGATCTCTTGCCACAAATACAGTTACGGGCATATTGCTGTCTTCGTCTACGACTTGCGCGTGAATACCCGCCTTAGTGATAGTTTTGCTTACACATTCGATCAACATACCTTCAACAGGTAAACATACCATACATTCAAATAAAACGTGATATTCAATAAAGTCGCCGTTTATAGAACCGCTGGAATAATTGATTATATGTATAGAACCCGGTTTAATGTATCCTTCCGTAATGCATTTACCTCCAATCTTTAAAGAAATTTTGTTTTCTAAATTTGTTTTTATATTTTTTCCTACTTCAGTTACGAATAATATTACTTTTGTATCTAAAACGGATTTATTGTAGACGCCGTATACCTTTTGTTGATCGGTGGCGGTCTTTGGATTCTCCGGTTTACGTATTATGATCGACATTCGTTCTTAACAATATAATAAAGATTAGATTTTATATTGTTTGTATCAATTTTATTTCTTTTTTTTATATTTTTGAATACCATTTACCAATGCGGTTTCCGGATCTAAAAACCATATTTCGTCGTTTGTTGTCATTTGTCGCATTAATATTTCTAGAATAATAGAAAATCCAATAGTATTAATTCCGTTTATATTTTCGTCAATATACGCATTTTCTCCAAGTATTAAATTTATTCGTTTTACAATATCAGCCTTGATCTGATTATCGATTCGCGTGCCTGTATTATTTTGTACTTGCGTTCTATCTTTTACTCGGAAACGCATAGTAGTTTCAGAAGCCTGCATATTAATAAAACCAATAACGTTTGATAGTTTGTCCGTTCTTTTAATTAAATTTACAAAAGCGCCATTCGTTATAAATAATCGAATATCTTCCGATTCGCCTTCTGACCATTGCGCTGCGTCTTCTTCGTTTTGTATATATAAATAAAACTTCCCGTTTCCAGCAATAACAACACCTTGTTTATCCATCGCTTTTACTATTTTTGTATCCAAATAACGTTTAATAATAGTCTCCATTTTTTTCTGCTGCGTTTCTGCAAGGTGCCCCTGTTCAGCGGGAGCGCTAATTTTTTCATAAAGATATGCAACTAAAATCATTTTTTCATTCGGCAAAAGCATATCTATCATGTGTTTTATAACATGTTCTTCCAATTCACCAAAATCTATATCATGATTCATTTGTAAAATATTGATTACTCGATGGGCTTGTTTATACCAATCTTTCTCTCCTGCCATTAATTTTTCGTCGTTTAAAAAGTTGGAATAATTCAAATTCAGCTCGCGTATTAATTTAAAATAGTCTTCTGTGCTGGACCGAAATATACTAATGTCCATTTGCTTTTCTTTTTCTTCCATTTTTTTTTCTTGTGGCTTGAAATCTTTGGGAATTTCCATATTCAATGCATTTCGTTTATAATCTATGGGAACTGTTCTTTCAAATATAGAAATGGACTCATCATTAATTTCTACTGGTTGAAATGAATATACTTCGCCGCGATTGATTAAATTGCCGCGTCGACCATATTTATCTACCAGATATTCATTTTTATTTTTTATAAACGCGGTTAATGCTGAAAAAATTTGTTCTACCGGATATTGCTTTACAATATTAATGGCATTTATAAGCGGAATTCTATTATAAAACGTTTTATCTTTGAATAAATCGCGAATGCGTTGCATAATCCTAGGCTGATTCACTTGTAATAATTTTGTATCATACGTATCTTGGATCAAGTTCGCTTCTTCGATTACGGCCGTGGGATTGCATTTAAACTCACAAGAATCCATGTAATCGCATAAATCCGTATAAGGTCGATCACCTATCTTGTAAACTATTCTTTTATTTCCCGTAGACAAGATCAATTCGATTTTTTGATTTTGCGCCAAAGCGGCCAGCTTGTCCATAGTGAAATTAGTCTGTCCTATATTCAATAAACAATCTACCGCGGTCTCTTTCATTAACCGTGTAACTCTACCTATCTGCAACGCTTTCTTCTCCGCCAAACGATATACATATAAGTCCGCGCATTCTTCGTCTTTTTTATCATTCAATATAGTTCCGTGTAAATATATTTCTACATTGCGATTAGCGAAAGGAAGAGAACAATGGCTCATATTTCTAACACCGCGCCCAATAATTTGTTCAATGCGATTCATATTATACCAAGGTTCCAAGATATGAACCTGGCGGATATTCTTGAAATCCAGGCCTTCGGATCCCGCCTTGGATATAAGAATCACTTTGACATATTCGCCGTTTTTATTTTCACTTCCAATAACGTGTTTTACATCCGCTGCGTTTTGCGGCGAAAATTCTTTACGACCTGTAATCATCACATATTTTGCTTGAGTAAATTTTTCACCTTCCGACAATTGCGATCTTGGTTTCATTGTTTTGGCGTCCAGCGGTTCAACGGGTGGACTTTCGAATAAAGGTTTGGTATATTCCGCCGATCCAAAACGCGCAAACCCCATTTCTTCCAAGGCGAGGGCAATCGGAACTACCCCACCATCAATATATTGCGAATAAATCAAAACGATTCCACTAGAGTTCATGACACGATCGCATATATCCGCAATTTTACTACTATATTTTATTAACTGTTCCCTTTTGAAAATGCGGCCATACTTTTCCAAGACCTCGGGTTTATATTTGAAATTATATCTCATTGGTATTTTCCGATTCGACTCGTCGACGTAATTCATAACAGCGTTTAGTCCGCGTTTTCCCACGATGGTCGATAGAGGGTTTTTCAAATCCTCCTCGTCGTCATCGTCCGCATCCATAAATTCATCAAAGGTTGAATCTAAATCCAAGATTTTACCTTGCAGCAAACTTTGATCTAATATTTCACTAGGATAAACCATATTGAGCGCCTCCAATGGCATTTTCAACGTGCGAAACCCAAATTTATCTATATCCGAAAAATCCACCTTTTTATTCGCATCCTTTCTCATTGTATTTAATATGAGTCGATAGGCGCGTTCTTGGTATTCTCCAATATTCGTTAAATAAACGGGTACGTGCGCCAGCGCGGTTTCAATCGGTTTCAAGTTTAATTGCAAAGTTGGATACGCGGGCTGCTCTATTTTAGTCTGTCCAAGATTAGAAACAAAGGATGAAACCTGCGTCAAAACTGATTCTTCCGAAGAAGAAGAAGCAAACGTATGTTCTTTGGCAAAATCTACTGGATAAATTCTGTAAGGAAATGTATACGGATTTTCTCCACGAACATAGGAAACGTACCCGATCATTTTTCTACGAAGCAGTTCTTTCCCGCCTTCTTGGATTACAGTTCCGTCTTCTGACTTTTTCTCAGGAATAAAATTTCCTGTTGCATCAAATACTTCTTTTTCCAAGATGGTTCCCCGTTTATCATTTAAATTCATTAAATTAGTGAGCCATACGA